AATACACCAGATCATTGGCTGATGAAACGAGAAGGCGGGGGCCGGACTCAGGATCAAGGAAGGATATGGTGTCGTCGGACGACAACAGCAACAACATAACTACTCAGAATCGCTCAAAGGGGAGAGCCACCGCATTCTCAAAGAGAGGAACGTTCGCAACCACAGAAGGAGGTGAGAACTTATTGGGAGGAAGCCCAAATGCTTTATGAGCGAAGCGCGAAATCGCGATAGCATTCATCAAGTGAACGCTACCATCATGATCATCCCGACTGGCGAAATGGAGGGAGTGGTCGTAACTCAACCAGAACTCAGCATCAGAGCGACCATCCTCCAGGGCTATACGGCCACGATGGATCAAAACTCGAGGATCGATGTGCAAAGAGGGGCCACCAAACTGGAATCCACAAAATTCACCAACTTTAGCACGAGTGACTTTTGGGACAAACGCCAAACCAATATCGCCGGGAGGGGTGTACTCAGGTTTGCCTGCAAGAATGGAATCATCACCACTAAAAGCGGCGACAGTACCGGGCTTAATATCGTAAAGGTACCCAGTAAGAGCCATATTACCGACAGTGTTAAGCAGCCACGTGTACCGATCACCTGAGAATTGCATTGCGGGCATGGGACCAAGGAATGAGCGAGAAGTGAGACGTTCCTCTAAAAACTTGTCCAAATAAAACTCCGGTACACCATAGGAGCGAAGAAGGCGCTGATAAAACAAAGAAAAACCCTCATTCACACCAGAATCCCAGCCGGTGTAGTCCGTATAAGTGACGCCTTCACCCTGAGGCCAAAACTTCGCATACCAGCGAGACATCGCGGAAAATGGGGAACGCGAATGGAGATAAGTTGACTCAGATTTGGTGGCCATAAGCTTGCGTTCGACATAAAGAGCCCAGACTGCATCGCGGAAAAGCTTGATGTGGCTAAGGTCAGTCACAATCTGACCTTTACCAGCCTTAGCATAAGCCTTGTCGATCTTTTTAACACGTTGGCTCTTAAGGAACAACTTGACAAAACGAGGGTCCCAATCAACAGGGGCATTTTCAATAGCGCGTAAGACGTCACTCTTCGTACGACCACTAACCCAGGAAACGACTTGATCACGTAAACACTGTTGGTA